GGTTGCGAAGAACCAGCAGTGTGGACACCTGAACCCTGTGTGGGTCGAGTGGCTAATGGGGTTCCCAACAGGGTGGGCAGAATTAAAGGACTAGGCAATGCAGTTGTGCCTCAGTTGATACAAGCGATAGGCAATCTAGTTATGCAAGCAGACAAGGAGATGCGTAGTGGTAGGTAAGAAACAAAGAAGCGGTGGCTTGAGGGATAACTCAAGCTCACTGCATACATTCAAGAAAGAAAGAGACTTCACCTGTGAGTGGTGCAAGTCACCATTCAAGAGCGTGCAATCTAATGTGAAGTATTGTTGTAATGCTCATCGCCTTAAGGCATGGAGAGCGCGCAAGGCTTTAAAGAAAAAGAAACCACTGACTACCCTGGACCGTAAGGGGAAAAACTTCAGGGCGTTTCGTCTGGTGAAATCTCCTCCGACCCTGGATCAATCTCAATCTCCCCCTCAATGATGTCCCCTGGAATCTCTTCGGGCGCAAGCTGGCTCGCAAGTTCGGGCGCAAGGTTGTTGGATTCAATCAGCTTCATCAGCCTGGCTTCGACCTCATCTCGATCCATCTGGTCGATGCGTCCGTGCTTGATCTCCTTCTTCTCCACCATCAAGCCTGCAAGCTTTGCTCTTCCGAGCTCTGCTTGTACGGCAGCACTGTACTTACCATCTTCAACAGCACGATCCCTGATCTCTTGCAGGTCACGCGCTACTCGCTCAAAGGTAATCTCATACTTCTTCTGCTCACCCTCTTGTAGCTGCCTGATCTTTGCCTGCACATGCGCGAACTTGGGATGGCGCAAGAGTTGGGTCGCAACCTCAGTTGGATGTGAATAGCCTGCACGATGAGCGCACTCTGTATTGGTCAGGTCCTGGTAGACATACATCTGCACAAACTTCTGCTGCATCTTGCTCAAAGGAACCTCTCGTTCCTTCTTCAGCGCATGCTCATGAGGATCATTAAGAATATCCTCATCCACCTCGATGGGTTGTAATTGTTGTGCGCTTGTCATGCTTGTCATACCGAGATTCTAATTCAATTAGTTTTTTATATTCAACAATATTTTTTCACGATCAAACCCCGGCCTGGTTTTAGACTTATGTGATAGCCCATAAAGCTGCGCCCTTTTTGCGGGGATAACTAACCCATGAAATTTAAATTCATTACCGCTCACACCGATAGGTACCTCAAGAATCTTACCGCCTCTCTTCAGATACTCATCCACCATCACCTTCAACTCACGACTCTCATCTGCTTTTGTCTTACTCATCACATCATTCATCATCTTGCTCATCATCCCGCTAATTATATTTTCTTTTTTAATTTCCTAAAATTTTTTTTTATTTTTTTCCCTTCCTCTAAGAGGGGAGAAGGGGGGTTCCCGTTGGGGAGAACTAGTAAGAGTTCTCTCCCCCTCTTTAGAGGTGACCCTATGACCCTATGACCCACCCTTATAAATCAATAACTTACGAGCCGTAGGGTCAAGGGTCACGCAGGGTCACGCTGACCCTATGACCCACCCTGACCCTACTATATAAATCAACAACTTAACTACTTATCCACAGGCATAGGGTCAAATCGCAAAACACCCCGTGACCCTACGTTTTCACCCAAAGGTAGGTCGGTGCCGAAGCTAGAATTTACTTTAACTTTCATCGCTAAGTGTTCCGCTCACCCTCGCCAGCTCCTTGAAGGACATCTCACTCAAGTCCTTCAGCTCCTGCGAGATCTTCCTCATCTCGGCCAGGGTTTCATCCATCTCCTCGAACATCTCGATGACTCGCTGCACCTTCTCTTCTGTCAGCTCCAATTCAATTGTTACTTTCGGCATTGATTCTTTTCCTTTGTCGGTGTTAAGATGCGCTCACCCTTTTGCTTTGGGTGTAACCTCACTGTCAACCCCCAGAGTTACTCCCCTAAATCGAGGCCACTCTCTCTGACAGTGAGGTTTTTTCAAACTCATTTAATCCTTATTCATTTCATTTCATCTATACTGCAATCTATCCTGTCAAGGCTGGCTGCTAGTTCATTAAGAACACTAAGAGACTTAGTATCTGCACTGATACGACTCAACGCCATTCTAATCATCTGAAGTTCATAGTTTCGCTTTGACTCCACACAAGCAGTCATCGCTACGCCTATATCGATTCCAGCAGAAGATGCTAATCCTTTAGCCTCGGTTGCCAGCGCGCCTGGGCCATAAGTAACCCATTTGTCCTGCACCTCATCCGCATACTCTTTAAGGTCGGCTTCTGTCAGCTCTTTTCCAAAAATACTTTCGCTCATCATTCAATCTCCCAAGGTCGTTGCATTTCATTTGATGCAAGATAGTGCCACACTGCTTGACCAGGCACCGCATGCGTCTTGACTATATTACCCTGATACTTCTGCACATAGCTCACTGCTTTCTGCGCAGCTTTGTTACCGCTGCTCATCTTCGCATTGTGCAAAGCTTCCTGGGCCAGGATCTCTAACTCCTTACGCTTATAGAAGGTTGTACTGCTCATCGCTTCAACAACCACCTTAGCTATCTTGACTTCATCTTCCTCACTGATCTCTTTCTTTTCTCTGGGTGTCCACTCGTTAACCTTCCACAATCCCTCATCAAAGTTGAAGTGCGCGAGATGTTCTTCAGGTTCCTTTGCGTTACGAGCTTCGTAGAACATGCTGACTTCAGGCTTCTCTCCACTGAGCTTAATGCCTGAGTCAAACCATCCTGCAAATACACTACCACCCCGTGCTGACATGAACGTCTTGTCATCCGCTCGCTCCTTGCCAGTGTGATGGGCGAGGATAACCGACACGTTGTTCATCTCCATGAGCATATCAATCCGGTCCATCAGCCTACGGATGTCGCTGTTGTTGTTCTCTTCACCATCAAAGAAGTTAATGACTGGGTCAATCATCACGATGTCAGGCTCATGAAAGGCCACCTCATCACTGAACGCCTGTATGTCTGCATCCTTCATAAGGTTCTTGCGTAACCGACCACTGATGATCAGGTTGTCAAATCCAATTCGCCGCAGTTCATCGTCTGCTGCAAAGCGTTTGTAATACAATTCAATCCTGCGCTTGAGGAATTCAGCAATGATCTCTGCCTGAAACCATACGACCTTAAGCGGTTTGTTAAAGGGTATATCCATGAAGTCGGTGCCGGTCGTTGCCCCAGCTGCGAATGCACCCAGCCAGTTAGACTTACCTATCTTGGGCTTACCAAGCAGTAGTACCCTGCTCTTCTCAAAGATAAACGCATCACCCCAGTACTGCTCGATCTTATTATCATCGAGCTCTGACCACTCGGTAGCACTGAAAGGCTTGAGTCCCATGGGTCCCGACTCAGGCTTCTCTTCAACCTCTTCCTCAACAACGACCTGATTGTCCTGTATCTCTTTGAGATCCTCACTGATCTCTGTGTTCCATGTTGAGGTATTCCAGTGTAGTACACCGGAGTCAACGTCTTCTGGGTGTCTCTTGATGTGGCCGCTAATGATCGAGGCAGTGGTCCTGGTAGTCTCAACCAAGTCCATCGGGGGCTGACAGGTTTGATTCCAGTCATGCGCTTTGATCATAACCTCGCGCATACCCCATCCCTCTTTCACCCACTTACCTACCAGCCTGGCTAGCGTATCGTTACGACTGCCCTCAACCCTGGGATCCTCGGTGAGTTTATCCCTGAGTGTTTCGACTTTACCATCGTTGTTAAAGTCATAAATCTTTTGTACATCTTCCTCGGTGAGCATCGGTAGCTCATCGAAGTTACTCATGACAAAGCTGTCATCGTATTCAATCTCGTAGTTAAACGAAGGCACAAACATTATGTAGCCGCCCTCTCCGCGCACATCGATCTTGTTCTTGCCTACGCTATTGCGCACTGATCGATGGGGAGGGACGCTATAGAAGAAGTGACAGCCACCACTAGGTGACTTCTGCATCATGGGGGTACGGCTAATGCCACCTGCCTTGATCCATCGGGTTCCTTCTTCACTGTCTGAATCCACTACAACAAAGTTAATCCCTGTGATCGCTGCCCAGTTCGCTTGCGGATACTGGCTGTGCCAGTGGGAGATCTCATCCCTAGATGGCTGCGTCTTTTGATACGACTGCCAGCGCACACCTCTTGGAGTCTTGCTCCACTTACGGCGTAGCTCATCTTCAGGGGTGAACGGATTGCGATCACTAAAATATTTCGGTACTACCTCAGTCGGTGAGCCACACGGAATGATGTGCATGCCGTAGTCCCACATATCCAAGAGCAGTTCTTCCTTGGCCTCTGGAGATATGTCCCCAGATTTCTTATCGAGAAAGAACGGCATCATTCAGCTGTTGCTGTTAATGCTTCTTGCTTCCACACTTTGATCTTGCCATCATCGAGCGTGCGCATAACTATCTTGAATCCCTGGCTAATAGCCGCTCTTCTTAATCCATGATAGACAGTCAGGTTCTCATCATCCTCAAAGGTTGCGGCATCACCGACATCCATTTCCTGTATAACCTTCTGCCATTTTCCCCAGTTCCCTTTTCTCTCAGGTGGAGAAGATGCGTTCTTTTCTATTGTTAGAGACATGGTAACTCCTATACTAGTTGAACGAACTGTACTAGATATCTTTGG